TCGCCACCACCATCACCAGAACCACCGCCGTCACCAGAACCGCCACCATCACCAGAACCACCGCCGTCACCAGAACCGCCACCATCACCAGAACCACCGCCGTCTCCACCACCGTCGCCACCGCCATCGCCGCCTGTGCCTTCACTTGAGCCACCAGTGTAATTCCCATCATTATCATATTTAGCAGCTTCTTCTGGCGTTACAGGCGCAGCTACTCGGCGCAATGATTCTTCAATACGGGACATATCCGGTCTATAGGCTACTGCTGGGTCTTGATATGATAACCCTTCTTGCATCGGAGCTCGCATCATCGGACGGCTATATTGTGCCATCATCTGTGCATATAAAGCGCCTAGCCCCGCTTCTGTATAGGGATTTATTTGTTGTTGCTGCGCAGGAGAGTAAGGGGCAGCTTGTTGATATGGTTGGTATTGTGCTTGATACACAGGCCCTTGTTGAATGGGTGTATACCCCGCTGGAGCAGCTGCCCGTATTGGAGCATCTGAAAAGTGCCCTAGTGCTGCTTGAATTGGAGATCCGCCTGCCATGTTCTGTCCTTAAGCAGGTAAAAATTTATTAGTATTAACTTCGGGGGCTTGTTTCTTTTTGCCTGTTCTTGCACTGCGAATCTTGTCCATCATGCTATAAAGCTTTTTAGCACCAGCGTCGGTTGAGCCGTTGCCTAAATGAGATACTACATCTGCAGGAACTACAAATTCACCGTCGGCTAAGCGAGCTGGTTGTTTTTTACCAATTTGAGCAGGAATAGAATCGCTCATGCCATCACCAGGACCTTTAAGTAACCGACCACCATCGGAATAGCTACCAAGACTATGCATAATACCGCCGCTTGCTGCTTCTTCAATATTGCCTAAAGCTTGAGCTTGTTTAAATTGCACTGGGTCTTTAATACCAGCTTTTTTCCTATTATTACTAAAACGATACAAAGCTGCGTTGTACGCATCTAGTTTTGCAGTATTAGGGTCGGTGTCGGTATAAGTACCTACGTCAGCACCAGAACTTCTTGGTAATGGTTCAACAATACCTCTGTTCGCAAAAGCTATAGCGCCGCCGCCAGCGTAATTAGTTTGTCCATCTTGTGGCCCAAAAGCATCGTTCATTAAGCCACCAGTAGCAGCTCTGCGGGTTCTATAGTCTTCGTATTGCCCTGTATAGTATGGGTTAGGGCGTACAGGTTCTTGGGCACGGAAGTTTGGAGAGATGCGCTCTAATGTAGATGTGTATCCGCCGGTTGGTACTTGCCCTGTCCCTGCTGTAGGAGTCATGCCATAGTTTTGTGCAAGATATCCAGGGGCTCCAAGAATAGCCGCTTTTTTAGCTGTGTCCATCATGCCGGTACCAAGACCGCCGTAGTAAGAAGTTGGTGCTGGAGGCGTAGGAGCAAGTGTTGGATAAATGTCCCCAACTGCACTTGGATTAGCAAGGTTTTGAGCTTGAAATAAAGACTGCTCGGCGTTAACACCCGGTGCTGAGCCAAATGCGCTAGAAGTAACACCTGCTCCAGTTTGTTCAGCTAGTTTGTTAAGGGCTACATTTCTAGCCTCACCGGGGGCCATTGACGCTGCATTTTTACCTGCTTCTGTAAATGCTTGATTAGCTTCAGTTAATGGAGTGGCTGTTTTTGCTGCTAAATCAACAGCTTGTGGACCAGTAGTAACTAATGCATTTGATGTATCTCCCATGCTGGAGAATATATTTGGAGCAGCATCATAACCACCCAGGCCGCCAGTAATACCGCCACCGATACCACCAAATAAAGCGCCTTTACCAATGTCTCCACCTTGGATACCAGCACCGATACCACCAATAAGAGCACCAGCTCCAGCACCTGCTAATAGCCCAGCAGACCCTGCCAAAGCCGTACCTTCAAGAGCCGCAGCCATAGCAGGAGTAGCAGCACCCGCCGTAAAATAAGTAGCCGCAGCCATAGCAACTACAGGCAAAATCTTTTCTAAGAATCCTGCTTCTGGGAGACCTGTTTCTGGGTTAATTGTTAAGTCGCCACCGTGGGCTAGGGCAAGCTGACGTAAGCCTTTAATCTCGCCTTTAGTCATATGGACGAGTTCTGTGTCAGGTCCACGACCTTTAGCTTTTAAGTGTTCTGCTGCGATTTTAAGGCTCATACGTGCCCCTTAGGGATAGATTAGTTGATTTTATCATGTTATATAGCCTCTGCACCACTAGCGGTAATGGTTAGTCCTGTGGTTGAGCCCTTGACCCGAATAAAGCCGTCTTCGTTCATAATCTGAACCCCTGTCCAGCGATAGACAGAATTAGCAGCAATAGAAAGTCCGTATAACAAAGCATTGCCCGTACCTGCCGTACCGCTTTTTGGGACTAAATGCACATCTACTGTGACTGCACTTCCCGTGGTATTACAGATATTAAGGTCTTTTACAAACGTACGGAACCCAGTCGGCACTGTATATATAGTTGCAAGTGACCCAGTAATAGCCGCCTGACCTAGTTGCGTTGGAGTAATATTTTGATATGCCATTACGTTATACCCATCCAGACAAGAACGTTAGTAGAATTTGCGTCGTCAGAAGCTTGAATGTTGTACTGATCTAGTCGGTTAAAGTAGAGACGCAAAACGCTTTGAAATTGGTCTTGTTGCCGCTGGTCATATTCAAGCGGTTGTATTGGCAGTGCTGGGGATCTAACTCTGTAATTAGCCATTATCTCTTACCGTCTAAGCGACCATCAAGCCTTGGAGAACCTAGCTGCCATTGCACACCTATATCAGCGGATGATATTTTAAAGCCCATTTGGCGTGCCCTAGCCCGCATAAATACCTGGTCGGTGTAGGTATCTACAGTTAATTGAATTACGCTTTTTGCCGGCGATGTAGCGTATGCAGAACCGGGGAAGTTTCTAGGCTTGATAGTTAGTAATACCGACGGGTTTGGGTTTGTTATGGTATTAGAGCCACTAAACTCCACGTCAGGGATAATACGCTTAATTAATGTAAAGTTTTCTCCGTCATCCACATCAAAATCTGAGGAAGTAATATAAGACTCCATAGGCAACACGCCATCATCCACACCTAATTCGTGGTTGTAAACAACTTGAGCATCTTCTAGTCCAGCAGCCGCCTGTGGATATTGTCTTAATGGGCTATCGTTCCAAGCAGTACGGGTAATAGAACCATAGTACCAAATACGATCTAAGTGGTTGTAAATAACATACGCATCGTTTGTGTTGCTATTAGCTGTTGGGTAAAACCACCATACTTCATTCCACTGCTCATTAGTACCACAAACAATCTGATCTAGTTGGTCAAAATTTAAATTTTCAAATACGTGGTTTCTAAGCGTACAAGGAAGCGTATCTACCCGACCAGCATACATATAGAATTTATCCGTGCCCATCCAATAGGCGACGTTATTTACGGTAGTTACGGAGCGTGGACTTGCTATAGAAATATTATCTGAAAGCTCTTGAATACCAAACACATCTGTTGTACCCAAAAATTGCAAAGAATTTAAAGTGGCACTAGTAAATACAAGGATTTCCTGACGGGTCGGTATTGCACGGACAATTTTATCGCCACGAGAAACCCTAATAAACCCTGCAGAATTAGTTACTTGTGGGGTAAAGTTTGCTGGCTCATCTTGGTTAGACCAACGAATCAGCATTGGGTCAAATGCACCGCCGCCATATGGAGTAGCCCCAAAAGCTAATAAATGCTTATCGCCTTGAGAAACTAGTAACTGAGTAACTTCGGTAGGAACATCAGACGCACCAGCAATAGAAGAAAGTAATACTGCTCTAGTAGCGTAAGTAGTGTCTAGCGCCCAATAATAAGGAGCACCGCCACGAATATTAGCTACTAAGTCATTATCAAAATTATCAAAAAACCAATCACGCTGTTTAGTAACTACAGGCGTTAAAGAACCAGAACCCCAGGCTCCACGACCCCATGCCCCAGCACCCCAACCATAACCGATAATGTTAATAGCTGGACCAACTGGAATATCAAACTTGGCTGTAATTGCTATACCGCCCCCTGCCGCAACTGTAGATGTAGCACTAGTAGTTACAGTAATAGTAAAAGTATTAGCGCTTGTTTTTGTAATTAGTTGGTTTGCATTGAGTTCTGATGCGGGTATCCCACCAACTGCTGTAGCACCAGAGAAAGTAACATAGTCCCCAGTAGATGAGCCAAACCCAGTAATAGTTACTGTAACTACCTTAGACCCATTAGTTGTAGCAAAACAGTTGTCTGTGCTTGGAGAGCTTGCGTGATCGTAAGTAACTCGTAGGGGTGTAATATCGTAAAGATTAGCACCAGAATCTAGATAAAGCTTTTTATTTGTGCCAATAGCCATGATGTTATCGCTATTAGTAGTAATCCAAACAAACATTTGACGGCAAATACCAAGCATTGTAAAGATACCATAACGTAGCCAGCCACCTATTTTTTGGGGCTGCCCGGAACGAAAACGAATTTTATCGCACTGATACCAACCACCTTCGTTAGCGTAGTTAGTTTGATCTCGGTTTACACCAGGACGAAAGGTAAGTTTTTGGAGCATGGTTTACCCTAGTGCTTGCGCTGCTTTAGTTGTTTTAGCGATTCTATCATCTAGTCCCAAGGTTCCGCCATTGATACGCTTTGTAATCTGACCATGTTCTTGTTGGTCGGCAAGTTCGTTTAGTCCTTTTTTGTTCCAGAACCACCCTGCAGATAAAGTTGCATACTTAGGATCAAGAAGGTAAGTAGGATTGTTAACAAGATCCACATTAAGACTAGCTCCGCACCGCTCATAGTTCTCTTTCCCCGTTAGCTGAATTAGACCCCTGCCGTGATACTTCCAGCCATCCCCTGTTTCTTCTGTGCCGTTACCCATGCGACCGCCGTACACTTTATTAGCAATCTTTTCTGGGTTGTTTGCATAGGCGTCGGCGACGGTTTTATCCGTAAAACGACTGGGCCATACTCTCATTAAGGACTCGGCTTTGTAGTGCAGGTTTTCTTCAAGAGTCTTAAAATTACCAGATTCATGAGCACACTGACCAATAAACGCTGCTTGACGCTTAGGTGTGTTGATGTCATATTTAACAAAAGTAGCTTGCAACGGCCCCTCCCATTTTGGGTCTATGCCTAGGACTTGTAGTGCGTTACTCAGACTCATTGCTGTCCTGTCCTATTTTAATGCCTGTAATTAAGCCAATAAAGCCACCCACGATGGTTTGGAACGCTGGTCCAATAATGGCAAATACTTTATCGGTATCAAAATTAGGGTCAATAACTGCATAGGCAAACATAAAAAGCATACAGGCAACAATAGCCACCAAAGACCATGCGGCAATCACTAAAATATGTTCTCTATGATTCATTTCTTTTACTCTTCATATCCATGATTTTTTCAAGGGTGCGTCCGCCAAAATAAAAGGACATAATAAGCATACCCCATTGACCCAACAATTCTACGTAAGTTTTGTTAGTATCTAGATCAAACGCCGACATCATAGCAAACACAAAATAACCTACAAGGATAGCAATTAATGTCATGGGACGAATGTTTTTTGATAGCCAACTATCTGAGCTCATATCTGCTTCTGCTCGCTTGGTCAGCTCTTGAGCTTCTGCTGTGTCTGCCTGTAGCTCTGCTAATCTTCCTTGCTGTTGCAGCTCTATTAATTTTGCTTGTGCCTCGGCTTTTGCGGCTGGGTCGGGGATAACTTTATCCAGTATCTTCATCCCTACGCCGATGATGTCATCTATACCAAACATTAAAAAGCTCCTAAAACAAATTTAAGCCACAGGGTCACAATCAGCGCAGCAACAAAACAATAAAACTGCACCCGCCTTACATCCTTTAGATCATGCTGGAATTCTTCATTGGCTTTGCGTTCCATATTCTCAATATCCAGTTTAATCTTTAGTACCGCTTCCCACTCTTTTGCTCCGTACTTCTTAACAAAATCAATTTTAACTTTGGCTTCTTCATCAGAGATTTGTTTCTTATGCTTCCATGATTCAAGCGCCTTAATCAGCGCTTTTTCTTTTTTAAATTCCGCTTCTCTAGCCGCTCTACGTCTTTCTTGTGCTTTCTTTTGAGCTACATCTACTGCATCTTGCTGAACACCTTCAATGCTTTTTGACAGACCCTTAGAGGCTTCTCGACTTGCATCAAGACTCCCACTAAGAGTTTTTACTCCTTCGGATATACCAAAAGGGTCTGCCATAGTTCACTTTATTTCGCCTTTTTTGCACGAGCAGCTCTAATAGTGGTTTTAGCAACAGTAGCCTTAGACGGCAGTGCCCGTGTCTTTCTTACTCGTGGTTTAGGTTCTTCTAAGTCTGGTATTTTTGGTTCAAAGTCAACCTTACCAACTTCCATGTTGATTTTAGGCATATAGCCAAGCTTATCAAATACCCAAGAAATAATAAACATATCAGCCCACCAACGCTTTAACTTCGTCTTGGGTTAAACCTAATGCGGCTAGTTTAGCTAGTGCAGAAGCCTTTGTATCAATGACTGCTTGGGCTTGGGCTTGGGCTTGTGCTTGAAGTTCAACAAGTTTAGCTTCAGCTTGTGATTTGTCGTAAACCACTTCTTGTTCATTAACATCATAGGCTACATCGCCACGAACAGTAACTATTGATGGATTTATTGAACGAATGGCATTAAATATAGTAATCATGCTTTAACCTCAATTAAAGTAATTGCACTTCTGTATGAACTTCTTTGGGCTACAGCATCTTCATAGCCAGAACCACGCATTTGCGTTTTGTATGTAACGGATGATGTTGTTGATGGGGAATCAAGAATTGTTATAGCGTAAGATGCTTCCATTCGTTTTTGATTTCCAAGACTTGTTGCTCCAACTTGAACTCCAAATTCATAGATATTTGTTGATGCTCTTGTAAGATTTAAACGACCTTCTGCTTCATCTCTACCGCCAGTATTGTTTGCTATATAAAACGATTGCGAAATAATAACTAAAATTTTGCTTGTTGCGCTTGATGGAGTTATAGAGGCAGTAAGTCCTGTATCTACAAAAGATGATGATGTAGTAGATGTTGATGTTGTTGTAGTTGCACCAACTACTTGCAATATGCTACCAGTGGGAAGTTGTGCAGTGGGTAAAGTGCCACTAGTTATTTGTGAAGCCGAACCAGTAAACGCAGTAGTCTGCGTAGTGCTATCACTAAATGTTATAGACGGGGATGAGCCGTTAATGATTGTGGTCATTATGTATTCTCCGCAGGAAGTGGTGTATTGCCTTCAGCTACCCATTTTAGGTAGGCTTGGTAGTCTGTGTTGTCAGGGTCGAATGGGATGTATAAATTTGAATCTGTTTTAATAACAACAGAAGCAACATCACTAAATAGGGATTTATGTAACTTATACATTTTATAACTCCGAAGATAAATCAATGTAATTTGATGAGCTAGTTATACGAAGCCAACCAGCATTGCCGCTAGTCCACGAGCTTGCACTTCCAATGGTAAATTCACATCTATTTATATTGCCACCATTAAAAGCAAAATTATTTAATGTATAACTTGAACCATTTGCAACATACAGAAACCCAGAAAGTGAACTATACGAGAATGATGGTGCTGACCTCATAGAAACAGGAATAATGAATGATGTATTTGCACTTGTTCCAGAATAATTGGCAAAAACAGCAATAGCACCATCTCCCGAATTTCCGTTTGTATTTCCAGAAAATCTTTGGAAATAGCGTTGGCAAGCACTTAATTCTTGATTGTATAAACGATACTCAAATCCAGTAGCACTACTTCCTACTTCTAGTTGAACACCAGTAATGTAGAAAGTTGCTCCGTTGGTACTTACAACGTTAGTTGCGCCTGTAACTGATAAATAGTTTCCAGAAACCCAAGCACCAGCAGTAGTGCTATATGTAGAGCCCATACCAAGACTAAATGTAAGATTTATACAACCACTATTAGCGCTATTAAAAGTACCAGAGGTTGGTCCTGTAATGGTAATTGATTTTTGCTCCCAAGTATTAGCTGCATTTATTGTGTAGCTAAACGGATATGAGTTGTTATTATTGTAGTTGGTTAATGCGCCACCAAAAGTTCCTGTTAAACTTGAATACACCCAAAACGATAGTGTAATTGTTTTAGCATTAGCAGTCCCCCAATTAAGGTCTGCCATGTTGTAACCTTCAATAACTTGTTGTAAACAATAAAAATCCCCAGAACCAACAGAAGTTGCTGCTAAAGAAGTTGCTCCTAAATAATAAGTAAATCCAACTGGTGGAGTAACTGACCCAGCGTTTTGAGATATTGAATATTTACTTGCTGCTGAAGTTCTGGCTACAAATCTATCTAAAGTATAAGCAGCATCTGTTGTAATTGTCCCACTCCAAGCTCTTTGATTTATCACCATCGCACCATTGATAATGCGATTCTTCATTAAAGAAGCATCACCAGCACCTAGATTAGAGCCAGCTACGCTTGTTCCGATTACATCGGCATTTACTGTTCCGTATGGCATTATGCTAATTCCTCATCTGTTGGTTTAGCTAGTGTAGGGTGTTCCCATTTAGCGATATACGCACCTTGACCATCGTCTTGCAAAAGAATTGAACCTAATTGTGGATAAAAATCAACATCAGTCAATTCAGGATAAATTGTTTTAATTTTTTCATATAAAGTCATTACGCACTCCGAACCAATGAACCACTAAATTGAGTTGTTACGCCAGTTTGTGTGGTTTGTGTTGAACCAGATGATTGATAAGCATACATTTCAATATAATCGGTTGACCCATTAAAATAAATTAAGGCAGAAGCAGAAGATTGCGTATTTATAGCTGATACTGTAAATCCACCAACAGTTCCATATAAATATTGCGAACCATTTTTATAAATAACAACTAAAGAGGAAGCGGCCGCTGTACCTAGTCCAACGCAAGCATTTATTTGATAATAACCTGCAATATTTGGGGTAAAACGATAATTTGTTGAGTTATCAAAACAATTATTTGTATCAAAATTTTCAGTTTGTAATGCTACTTTTGTAAATGTAGAAGCTGGTACAGAAGTTCCACTACTTGAAGAAGCACTAAACGCTGGCATATTACCGCTAACCATTACTGTGCCAGTAGCGGCAGGTAATGTTGCAGTATTTGTTCCTGATACGGCTGGGGCAGATAGCGTTATTGCACCGCTTGTATCGCCTGAAATTACGACTGAACTCATAGAATCACCCATCTTTGGTTTGTGGGAACGGTCACTGTGACCCCCGAATTAATTGTAATTGGACCAACGCTCTCGGCGTTTTTATTTGTAGACAGCGTATAGTTAGTTGTTACAGTCACGCCATTTTCCACAAATACTTGGTCCCCGCCACCACCTGTTGCACCGCCGCCTAATTGACCCCAAGCACCAGCGGCATAGCCTTCAAACTGATTTATAGTGCTGTTATATCGTATTTTACCGTTAACACCTGCTGGCTGTTGGGCGGTTGTGCCTTTTGGAAGCAGTAATGCGCCAGTAGAAGTAAATGAAGAATCTCCGCCAATAGTAGCAGACCCAGAAGCCGATAGCGTTGTAAAAGCACCTGCCGCTGGAGTTGTCCCCCCAATAGGAGTTCCGTTAACTGTACCGCCTGTAATAGTTGCGGATGGAGTTGTAAGAGAAGTTAAAGCAGTAGTTACATCTACCACATTTGTACCATTATTAAACACCAACATAGACTTACCAGCAGGGACAGAAATACCTGTGCCAGTGGTGTTTTTAACAGTCTTTGCACCTGTAGTACCGTTATTTATGATGTATAACTTTTCAATCTGACAGCCAGAACCTAGGATTAAGTTGCCTACATAGCCAATGCCTGTGCTTGATTCTGTGATGTTTAAACGTAGATTACGGGCTGTTTGGGTTGTATTAGTATCAGTAAGCGTTACAGTAACATCAGCGGCTGTAGCAAAGTTAACATCGGCAGAACCAGTAATAGCTTCGCCAAGGGCTGTACCCAGATTTGTATCTGTAGTTGCTCCCCAAGTACCCGATTGCTCACCAGTAGCAATAAGTTCTATTTTTAAGTCACTATACGTAGATGCCATGTTTATCCTTGACCATTATCAATTTGGGTCCATCCCGCAGACTGATCGTCATTAACCGTAGTCCAAGTCGGGGTTTGTGAATTACTAATTGTCGCCCAAGATGGAGTTTGGTTGTCGTTTATTTTAAACCATCCACGGGCATAAGCCAAGCTCGTTAATATCATAACTTCACTTATAACGCCAATAAACTGTGCTTGGACTACTTGAGCATCTGTCAAAGCCAAAGATTCGTTAACATTAACGCTTAATAAGAAGTTACCAGTCTGGGCATCTGTAAGGGTTAAAGCCTCAGAAACACTACCAAAGAAGGTAAATGACGCATTTTGTAAGTCTGTAATAGTCTGGGTTTCTGTAATAGAGGCAGCAAAAGCCGCTATAACATCTTGTACGTTGGTTAAAGTCTGCGACTCATTTACGGATACTGGGTAGGTGGCATTGCCTGTCTGAGCGTCTGTAAGGGTCTGTGTCTCAGTTATAGAAGCTAAGAACGCAGCTAAACCAGTCTGAACCTCAGTTAAAGTAGTAGATTCACTAATAGATACCGCAAACCCAGCATTACCAGTCTGTGCGTCACTTAGGGTTTCAGATTCAGAAACAGATACAGGATAGGTGGCATTACCCGTTTGAGCATCAGATAAGGTCTCAGATTCGCTTACAGATACAGGATAAGTAGCGTTTCCAGTCTGAGCATCAGATAAAGTCTCAGTTTCAGATACCGTTACGGCAAATGTGGCATTACCAGTCTGGGCATCCGTTAAGGTCTGGGATTCGTTTATAGAAGCTAAGAAAGCCGCTACTACAGATTGAGCATCAGATAGGGTCTGGGATTCAGATACTGCCCCTGCAAAGGTAGCTGCTACGCTTTGAGAATCGGATAAAGTCTCAGTTTCATTGACCGATACTGCATAAACTGTCCCGCCTAAAGTATCAAACGGAGCTTGTGAGAACGGTACAATTCCAAACATTACAGGACTACCCAACGAGAACCACTAGGCACGGTTACGGAAACCCCACTAGATACAGTAACAGGTCCAACTGAGTTAGCCGAATATCCACTTGGAATAGAGTAAGTTGTAGCTACAGTCATATTATTAACAAACAAGCCATTAGTAGCTGTTAGTTCAGGTGCAGCTGCAGCATTACCTAGTGTGCTATCCCAATAAACAGATTTACCAGCAGGGTAAGTTACAAAAACATCTTTGGTGCCAGCAGAAAAACTAACTAATGATCCTGAGTTTGACGAAGCTAAAACAGTAGTTCTAGATAAGGTTGTACCAGAAGATGTATAAGTTCCAATACCCACTTCCCACTCAGCCGTACCTTGTCCTGCTATGGTGTAGTAAGTAACATTTCCATTTCCAACGGCAGCAAAAGACTGAAAGCCTGTTGAGGCTCCAGCAAGCGTAACTGTACCCGTACCAGTGGTAGTGGTAGTTTCTTTAACTCTATCGGCAAGAACTAACGCCATGTTAGTCCCTTAATTACGCTGCAGTAGCAGTATAGGTAACGCTCAGTGTATCGCCAGAAGTAACTGTTTTAGAACCTGCAGTAAAGTCACCAGCAGAGAACAAAGTGCCAGTAGTGTTATCTTTAGTCGCTGAACCACCGATGTTAATAAAGCAGCCCGCTACAGTTCCAGAGCTAGTAATAGCAAAAGTCACCGCTGAGGATGTAGTTTTAGCGCCAGCAGAAGCCGCACTAAAAGTCGGAGTAGGGCGATTACCTGTATAAGTCGGAGCATTAGCCAAACCAACTTCTAACCAACTAGCGTGTGAAGCTTGAGTATCAGCTACAACTGCAGTGCCTGTGCCTTTTAAGCCCATAACAACAGCGCCACCAGCAGTATTACCTAGTGTAGTGTCCATTGTGAAGTTCTTACCAACAGTCGTGACTAGGTTGTGGATATCATCTTTCCATTTCAATTGACCGTTATTAAAACACTCTACTGTATAGTAACCAGAAATACTGGTAGCTTCATTATGGCTTGCACCACGGGTAACAGATGCTTCGCAAACATCCGCCATTTGTACTTTATCTTGCATAAAAACTCCTAACTAAATCTAATTATGGCGTTTGTTGCGTCCGCCGTTGGAAAGGTAATGGTAAAGCTTGTTGTAGGGGTTTTATCCGCCCCAAAATTAAGTACAGCAACAGCGGCTCCAGTGGTGCTATTATAGATTAAAGCCCCTCTAGTCGTAAAGGAAGCAGGGGTCCAGGTTACGTTTGAAAAAGACACATAAGCCGTAACACCACTAGAAGTTGGCACTTGAGATATGGTTAAAGTCTTGCCTGTTGCCGTATACCCAGTACCTACTACTTCACCCACAGACGTATAAGCTAGCGTTGTTTCGTCTAAGTCGGCGCTGGCTGTGTATAAAGCAATCTTGTAGGTATAAGGGGTTCCAACCGCAAAGTTCTCTAAAGCGCTTAAGCAATTCTTTTTAAAGACTGTGCATTGACCTTGTGTAATCATGGACTAACCTTAATTTTAGCTTGACCGTCTCGATAGGCGTCACCACGTTCCAGACCAGTTCCCAAACGATTAAGTTGCATTAGTGCATCCATGTATCTGTCTTTGTAGTTAGACATTACGTCTGGATCAGATTTCATATACGAGCAGGCCTCTACCATAGCGCCATACAAAAGCACCAAAGGAAAGTTGTCGCCAAGCCATGAACTACCCGCAGTTACAATTGATTCTGGGTAATAAAAATAATGTAGCTCTACGCTATAGTTGCTATCTGGAGTCGGTCCAAGAATAAAACTTAGCTCGTTTGTAAGCGTATATTGAGACCCAAAAAGAGCGTAGTATGCAGGAGTTCCTGTAGACGTCGGCGTTGGATAAGCCTCACGAATAAAGTTTACGTCTTTATTTAGCAAATAGGTGTAGCTAGTATCGGGGTTTATTACTGCTAAAGAATAAGTAGATAAGTAATCATTTGGGGCTGAAAGATACTTATTTCCGTTTGTTAGCGTTCCCGTTACATTTTTACGTAGTGAAGGTATTTGGACCGAATTGTATATACGCTGTTCGGCATTTTGCACAAACACAGGGATATTCTCCACAAAGCCACCTGGAGAAGTTGTATCATAATTTTCACTGTACGCTTTAATAGCCGCAACAAGTTCAGTATAAGTCATCCGGGTTTACCCTACTAGGCCATTGGCCCACGTGATGTATAGCCTTTAGTTGCGGCGCCGTTACCACGTTGTTTAATACCAGAAGTTTTAACTTCGTCTTTTTGGCTTTTAAACGTTCCAGCCACAGACATTTTAATCTGGTCTACGCCATTGCCTGGCTTAGTAACTGCATTTTTAGCTGTAGTCATGGCTTTACCATCCATAGTATGTGGTTGAGCATATACGGCAGCGGAGCCCACTTCTTTTCCGCCTTGTTTCATAGAAAATTTAGCCATGATTAACGACCTCTTCCAGATGATTTTTGATTCATAGCACGGGCCATATTACGCCCTACTTGTTTCATTTTCATAGACGTTACTCCAGCAGAGCCTTTACCGCCATTATCGACTTTAGCTGTAGGGCCTGAATCACCTAGATTTTTACCTTTTGTTTTGCCTTTGGATTCGATACCATTAGCGCCTGATTTAAATGTCATAATTTACTCCTAATTAACTGTTATTGTTACTGTACCTACTGCCCCTAATGCTATCAAGTTGTTCGGCGTTAAAACCGTATCAAACTGACTTGCTCCTCCAACAGGCTGCCAGCCCCATTGTATCTGCCTACTACCATCTGCAGGATACCCTGACTCATCAAACGCTGTTGTAGACCCTGCTTCTGTCTGTATACCTGTTAAACCTGAGGAGTAGTAGCTTGTATCTGGTCTTGGTTCCCGCACTGCTTGGGGGTCTGAAACTGGGTACATACCTAACTGCAACTGAGGCTGGTCTGGGTCCCAACAACTAGGGCAGACCTTTACATTATAAATCTTTGTCTTTAATACTTGCTTCTTTAATTCCTTAAGCTTATAGCGCTGACCGCACCGATCACACTCCGCAATTGAATATTTACCTGACGCATACTTTTCTGGCATGATTTACCTCAATAAAACATTTGGCGTGGTACATACCTATCAGCAGCTTTATCTCTATCTTCTTGTGAAGCTAATAACCATTGTTGCTCATACTCAGACTTTAAGAACAATACCCTTTCTGGGGGTACTTCTGGCTTCTTAGCTGCAATCATAAACGCTAAACCTGCTACCAAACACGTAATTAAACGGAATGGAATATCTTGTACATTAACACCATCGCCAGCATTCTGTAAACGACGCAAACGCCAGTATACAAAAGTATAGGGGCCACCACCATCACCAGTAGGCCAGACATTGACGTTAGGCAAGTTTAGAACTGTAATAGCTTCGGTTGTTGTATGCGCCGCTGCTGTGGTTCCGTTTTGTGCACGAAAGCAATTTAAAAGCTGTTTAGCCGCTGTGTCTACGTTTTGATACAGTATGATCTCAGTACCGATCTGGATGAAGCCTGTCGTTGCAAGTTCTTCTACAGAGGTAAGGGTTAGCGTAGTTGCTGTTGCTGTAATGTTTGCAGCTAACTTAGCAGTGATAGTATTTTGCTGTCCTGTCTGGCGGTTAATCCAAACTTGAATTGGTCGGCCTTGTGCATTCTTAGTCGGTATCGTTGAATAAGTAGACTCAGAAATGCGGCTAATATTAATATCAACTTGGGTTTGGTCTGAACCAGTACGGATAACTTGATCTAAAAGGTCGATTGTATCAACAGGAATAGCGTATATAGCCTGCCCTGTATTAATAGTAATTTGCCCCTGTTCAATAGTCCACAGGTTAATGCCTCG